GTGATCCAGGACGGCACCGGCGCCATCGTCTACAACCTGGCGCAGCAGGATATGGTGGCCTTGCGCGCCGTGATGCGTCTGGGCTGGCAGGTGCCGAATCCGATTACCCGTTTGCAGACGACCACTGCCGATCGCTACCCGATTGCGGTCTACCTGCCGGCCTAATGGCGAAGGGCAAGACGGGCAAGAACTGGATACGGGGCGCGGTCAAGAAGAAGGGCGCTTTGCGGCGAGCATTGGGCGCCAAGCAGGGCAAGCCGATCCCACGTGCCAAGCTGGTCGCGGCGGCGCGCAAACCCGGTAAGCTGGGCCAACGCGCCCGCCTGGCGCTCACCTTCCGCTCGATGAATCGGAGGCGCAAGAAATAGCATGGCAGCGACACCGGAGGAAATCGCCCGCTTGCGGCGCATGACTGCCGAGCCGGACGACAGCCACGGCTATACCGACGCCGTGCTGGCCGCAACCATCGAACGCTATCCGCTGCTCGACGCCGACGGCCTCGGCCCCGATTCGGAGTGGTGGGCCGAAGCCTACGACCTCAACGCGGCGGCGGCGGACGTGTGGAGCGAAAAAGCGGCGGCGCTGGTAAGCCAGTTTGACTTCAACTCGGACGGCGCCAGCTTCACGCGTTCGCAGCAGCACGCCCAGGCCGCCAAGCAGCAACGCTACTACGCCGCACGCCGCGCACCGGGCACGCTGACGCTGATCAGCCAGGCCGATACGGTAGCCTGGGACGAGGGCGACATCCCGGAGGAAGCATGATTGACGCCGCGCAGCTTGACGCCATGCGCACCGTGCAAAACCTCACGTTGGTTGAGCGCGGCGACGTGCAACGGTTCACCGAAGCCAGCGACGGCATGGGCGGCAGCGAGCAGGTCTGGCATACGGTCGGCACGCATCCTTGCCGCGTCGCCCCTGCTCTACGCCAGCCCGAAGTGGCGCTGGTGGCGGGGCGCGGCAGCGAAAACATGGGCTGGCGTGTGACCTGGCCCGCCGAAACCGACATCCTGATCGGCGACCGCATCCGCGTCGCCATGCGCGGCTTCGAGGTGCTTGGCGTGCTGGCGCCTAAGACGCTGGAAACGGCCTGCGTGACGATCTGCGTCGAGCGCGAGGTCACGATCCTGGAGGATGCGGGCGCCACTGGGCTGGACTTCAGCGTGGCGAGCAACAGCATGTATCTGGCGCTGTTCTAGGGGGGCGATATGCCGCGCACAGTGGTTACAGTTGTCTATAACCATTTCGACGAGATCGCCCGGCGTCTACCGGAGGCCACGCGCGCCGTGGTGGTCGAAACGGCGCTGGAGATCGAAGCGATGGCAAAGGTGTACGTGCCCGTCGATACCGGGACGCTCAAGAACAGCATCCAGAGTGCGCCGGAAAGCGATACGGTGATGGTGGTCTATACGCCAATGGAGTACAGCATTTTCGTGGAGTGGGGTACGGTGAACGCTCCAGCCCAACCGTATCTTACTCCTGCCGCTGAGCAAGCAAGACCTCGGTTTATGGCAGCTATGAGGGATTTGGAAAGCCGATTGGGATGAGCGAGCTTACCGCGGCGGATCGCTGGATATATGGGGTACTGAGCGCCGATGCGCAGTTGACCGCGAAGGTTGGCAATCGAATCTACTCAGAGAGCGCGCCGCAGACCGCGCCGTTGCCCTATGTCGTCTTTTCGCAACAGGCGTCCTACGATTTGATGGGCGTGGGGCCGTTGCGAATTTGGGCCAATGCGATCTTTCTGATCAGGGGCATTGCCGAGACAACCTCCTATGGCGGCGACTTGGGGATCATCGTCAATCGCATCGATGCCGTGCTCCATGCGCAAAGCGGCAGCAATGTCGATGGCGTGGTCGTCGCCGCCGTTCGGGAACGGCCATTTCGTCTGGCGGAAATGAGCAACGGTCGCAACTTCCGCCACGAAGGGGGTCAGTATCGTATGTGGGTGCAAAAGGGTTAGGGAACATGCTTCCAGGTTTGGCGATGGATGATGCTCCATACGGTAGCTTGGCTCAGGTGGTATTGCTTCGCAATATTCCTTTGGTAGACGCCTTGCGCCGCCAATGCTCGGATTTCTTGCACCTTCGCATCGGTGAGCTTGGCCGTTGGCTTGTCGCTACCTTTTGCGGGATTGCCTTTGGCGCGGCCTTTGTTGCGCATGTCTGCGTGATTCTCAGATTGTGTTCCAAGAAACAGATGATGTGGATTGACACAGGCGGGCGTGTCGCAATGGTGACAAACAACCATGTCATCGGGAATCGGGCCGCTATGCAGCATATAACTCAGGCGGTGGGCAAGGACATTTCTCTTGTCATCGCCCTGGATGTTGCCATAGCCCTTTCCTTGCAGCGAGCCTTGCCACAGCCAGCATTCCTCTACCGGCCCTGGCGTAACATAGCGCCAAAACCGAATCGTCACGGGGGTTGTGCGGCGCGTGAGCTTCTTGCCTCGGTTGTGGTGATTGTGAATGTAGCGCAACGGCTCACCTTGCCGCACGCCTTTCTTACGCATCGTGTGCGGGGCAAGCGGCGCAAGCTGCCCGCAACCGCAGTGGCAGTAGCCATACGGGATTTTGTCGGTTGTCTGTGGGGTGATATGCTCAGTCACGTCAACGCCTCCTTCGTAGGTGTTGGCCAGACCGGGGGCCGTTTCCAGCGGCGCTCCGGTCACTTATTGGTAGGACTTCATTATAGCACAGGAGGCACAATCTAACTATGTCCCCAGAGCGCAGTACGATCTACCAGCTTTGCCAATTGGGGCCGGAAGCAGTTCCGGGTACCGAAGTTGCCGCCGATACGCTGCTATCGTCGCTCCAGATCAGTCCCGCCGTCAAGGTGGAAACTACACCGTACCGGGGCACCGGCTTTAAGTACCCGTCGATCGTCAACCTCAACAAAGAGTGGGTCGAGGCCGAGATCAGCGGGCCGTTAACCTATGACGAGCTGCCTTACCTGTTGTGCAGTGTGCTGGAGGATGCCACGCCGACCGGCACCACGGCGAAAGCGTGGTCGTGGTCGCCCTCCTCCAACAGCGCCGATACCGTCAAGACCTTCACCGTCGAGCAGGGCGGCGGCGGCAGGGCGCACCTGTTTACGTATGGGCTGGTCAACGAGTTGACCTTGACCTTTGGCCGTGACGCCTGCGAGATCAGCGGTAACATGCTCGGCCAAGCGTTGCAGGACGGGATTACGATGACGGCGACGCCAACGGCGGTGGCCCTACACCCGATCATGCCGACGCAAGTGACCGGCAAGCTGGCGGCCACGCAGGCCGGGCTAACGGGCGCTACGGCGTTGGCGCGCTTACTACGCGCCGAGTGGACGATCCGCGACCGGTTCGGGCCGATCTGGGCGCTCAACGGGCAAGTGGGCTGGTCGGCGCATGTCGAAATTGAGCCGACGATCGAGGTCAAGGTATTGATGGAAGCCGACGCCGAAGGCATGGCGCAACTGGCCAATCTGCGCGCCGGATCGACGCGCTGGCTGCGTCTGAGCGCCGAGGGCGCCGTCATTGCCGGCGCTGACAACTACATGTTTCAGATCGACCAGCCGTTCAAGATTACGGAAGTCTCTGAGTTCCGCGATGAGGATGGCGTATTCGCCATCGAGTGGACGGCGGTCGGCGTGCATGACGCCACGTGGGGCAAGGCCGTGCAGATCGACATGAAAAACACATTGGCGGCGCTCTAGTATGCCCATCAAGCTGCATGAACTGGCCGCCAAGACGCGGGCGCTGGAAATCCCCTATGCGGGGGACAAGGTAGTATTCGCCTATTACCCGGCGCGCTTCACGCCGCAGGTCGCTTTTAAGGCGTCCGATATGGCGAATGCGCCGATTCCCGTCGTGGCCCTTGCCGAGCTATTAGCCGAAGTCATCGCGGAGTGGGACATCCTCGGCGAGAACGGCAAGCCGCTGCCCGTCACGCAGGAATGGATAAACCAGATGCCGTCAGATTTGCTTGAGGCCATCATCGTAGCGGTAGGGGAAGATATGCGCCCAAAAGGGCTGAACGGCTCGGACTCCAACGCTACCTGATTACCGACGGCGAGATGGGGATAGTACCGGAATGGTATTTGTTGCTCCGTGCGGCCAAATATCTGGGCGTGGCGCCGTGGGAATTGGCGGGACAGCCTGACATATGGCGCCAGTGG